TATTTAAAGATTCAAATGCTATAATATGATTTTCAGCATCTGGTGATCTTAACATATTTAATAAATTACGTGTTTCTTCTTTATCAAAAATCATTAGTCTTCAATTTTTAAAGTTTTAATCATCCATTTTGTCGGTGTATTTATATTATCCACCCATTCTTTTGCAGAAGGTATGTAATTATTACAATCTTCTTTAACATGTTGTTCTCCAACATATCTTACATATACAGTTTTGTTTTCAGAGTTTACCAATGTTTTACCAAATCTTTGTTCACATTCAAATATACCTTCACTATGATGTCTAAACATTCTATGTTTAGAATGTCCATACCAAGCTTTTGTTTCATCAAACCATTGATGAATATGAATATAATCACTCCAATGACCACCCCATTTCTTTACTGAGGATTTCGCATGTAAAATAGGATGTGCCATTATTTAAATTTTTCAAGTAAATCACCTTCATGATGAAAAAGTTCTATATCAGTATATCGTATACTATTATACACTTTATATGCACCAGAAGGAACTAATATGCATAAATTTCCATAACCACCATCATTGTTCCACCAATCTTCTATATCATCTAAGACTCTTTCAGTAGCAAACTCTTCTAATTTATTAAAAAGTTCTTTATGTTTTTCTTTTAATTGTACATCACTTACACACTGTAAAATTTCTTCAAATGCATCTTCATTATCATTGTTAGGTAATTTTTTGGTTGTAATAGATATATTATCTACATATCCATCATCTCCACCACCTTCATAATATATATTAATCCCTGTAACACCTAAATCATGAAATTGATACATAATGCTCATTATTTCTTGTTCTGTCATAACTTATTTAGATTTAAATTTATAAAATTTACCTAATATGTTTCCATTTAAATATTCTTCTTTTTCTAGAACTTCTTTATTAAATTGATATTTAGTTTCATAATATGTCAACTCAGTTTTAGAGTAACATATTTTAACTATATATCTTTTAATAAGGATTCCTGCTTTGTGTGCTGTTTTTAAAATATCATTACTACTATAATAATTTGAATAGTTAAGTTTAGTAACCATCTCATATTTTTTAGTTCTTTTATCTGTTATTGCAGCTAAAGCTTTTTTACCAAACTTTTTTTTCCTATTACTATAAAAGTTTTTTTTACCTATATAACGCACAGATTTACCATCAATAATTGCTTCCATTTCATAAACAAAACCTATAGCTTTGTCAGGAATCATATCATCTGTAAACTTTTTTGCTTTATATAACCAATTCATATTTTAGTTTTTAATAATTTAAATACTGCTTCCCTAACTGTTTTTATATTAGTATCTTTAATAGAATCGGAAAGATCTTTTGACAGTTTAAGATTGATATAGTCAAATCCATATTGTTTTTGATATTTTTTAGCTGATTTAATACCAGGCTCATCATTATCAAACAATACAATTATCTTACTAAACTTATCTATATAAGTTTTCATAAAATTAGTTGGAATCATACTATTTTCACTATCTGGAGCAATGCATTCAGTATTACCAATTTGTAGTAATTTAAAACACATTAAATCTTTAAGAGAAGAAAGAATAACAAGATATTTAGATTCAAATGTTATTTGATCACTACCTTGTATGTAGTCTTTCACTTTAATAAATTTATTATCTTTATTTTTAGGAGTATAAATCTTGTATAAAGACCCATCTTCTCTAAAATAACCATATATAAAATTACTTTTTATAGTTATAGAATCTAATATCCTACCATCATCTTCTTTATTCATTTGATAAAATGATAATGGATAAACATTATATTTTTCCATCAAATTAGAAGTTAATTTATAGATCTGCCAATAAGCTTTATCAAGTGTTGACCAATTTCTAATTTCATAATTAGAAACTGCATATTTACTTTCAGGCTTATATTCTAAAGGTGTATAAGTATTATTAGAAATATATTCATTATAATCATCTATAATTTTAAAAGAAGCTTTACCTCTACTTTCTAAATTAAATAGATGCATAACCAAATTCAAACCATCCCCACCATATCCTGATGAAAAATCTTTGAATTTATATCTATTGTTAGAGTCAATATATATACACATTGAAGGTATTACATCTTTACTACTAAATATAGAATTTATTTTAAGACTTTGACCAGATAATCTTTCAGTAAGATTTAAATAATATTCAAATACCCATTCTCTAGGTATATCATTAAGGTCAGATATAATTGTTTTTGTAGAAATCATAAACTAAAATTTAAAAGTTTGGGGAAAACCATTAAGATTTCCCCCATTACTTAATTTATCAGTCTAGATCGAAATCTGATCCAGTATTTGGTTTAGAGAAATCTTCATCTCCAAAACTTTCTACTGGTGTATTTTCAAGTTTCTTTAAATGAATATCTTCATTATAAGTAATAACTTTTCCACTATCAATTGCTCCAGTAGCATATTTTCCACCTTGTGCTTTTGGTAACCACATGTCATAATTAGTATATCCTGTTTTACCCATATACTCTTTACCTGTTACACAAAATTCAAGATATATATCTTTAAATGGTTTTTCATCATTAAATGCCTTAACAAATTTTTCAATTGTATCATGTTGATTATGTTGTTTTGACATCCAATCATTAATTCCTAATGTTTTACAAAGGTTTTGTAAAAATATTAATACAGACTTATCTCTTTGAATTTTAATACCAGATTTAGTCTCTCCATCAGCAAATGCATATTGACTTGCTTTTACCCTACCAATTTGACCTTTATAATTACCCGCATCTGGGTTACTACGATCAATTGAAAAACCTTCAAATCCATCAATAGGTTTACTCTCTACATGTAATATTAAATGATATGCATTCTCAATAAATTTAAATTCATCAAGAGTTACACTATTAATTTTTAAAATGTTATTACCTGGACTAATTGTTTTTGGTAAACCTGCTCCATTTCCGTTTCCTAAGTCTTCTGTGCTTAACGCCATCTTTTTTTTTTTTAATTATTAAATAAAAACCTTATCCCATGTTGTCTTTACAACACCATCAATCATTTCAGTAATTACTATTTCAGCATTACTTAAGTGCTCAGGTCGAGCACCACATATAACATCATCATTAGTCTTAAAAGACAAAATGGTTTTGCTACCCTTTCTATACATATATCCTATTGCATCTGCATTGGCACAAATTAAAGATTTAATTTTACCTGTGAGATCAATATTAGCAGACATAACCATTTCTCCTTTATCATCAACAACTTTGTCTTTGATATGACCGGCTAAAATAATTGTGGGTGCTAATGTATCAATAAAATCTAAAACTTGAAAAAAAGCTTGACGAATATATAAATAACCAGCTCCATTTGGTAACGTAGTTAAATTATCATCACTATAGTTTTTACCCATAGCAGTTTTTTTATAAAGTTTTATAGCTAAAGGCATTATCATTTCTTCTAATGCCGTTACTGTATCTATTGTTACATATTTATACGGTTTCCCTGCATCTTTAATAGCTTTACCAGTATCTAGTAAAGTTTGTAAATCAGGAATAGAAATTTTTAATGCTTCTACATATTCAGCTCCATTTTCTAAATCTAAAATTAAATTATCTTTAAGACCTGCAAATGCAGTTGTTTTACCTGTTTTAGGCTTAGAATAAACCAATAATCTTTTTGGATTAACTCTTTCAGCTTTTACTTTTTTTGTTGGTAATACTATATCATTTTTATATGTACTCATATCATTTTATTTATAAGCTCGTCAGCTGCATTTTTAATACTATGTGCAAAATCCATAAGAGCTTGTTTTACTTCATTTGAATTTTCATTTTTTTTAAGTGAAAACTCTTGTTCAAAATCAGGAAATAGTGTAGTAGATTTTTGTAATTCAGGAATTTCTGATTGAGCATCTTCTTTTCTTTTTTCATATAAAGAATAGCTAATTTCCTGACCACTTTTTAATACTACAGACATTTCATTTACGGGTACTAAAAACTTTCCGCTTAAATTACCTTTATCATCAAATTGTTCAATCATATCATATTCTTCTTCATAATAAGAATTATACTTAAGTTTAAATAGTTGCCTATCTTTATTCATTGGCACTATATCTTTAATGTTATCTACATAAAGATTATCATAAAACTCAATATATATATCTTCTTTTTTTGTTAATTCCCATTCAAAGAATTGACATTGTCTGCCATACTTACCTTTCTTAAAAAAGGCAGTTTTAATAGTAAAAAATGGATCAGCAATCCCTATTGCTTTAAATGCATCCATGTGTTGTGTGTAGAACTCTCGTTCTTTGTCTTTTCTCAAACTACTCATTTCATATTATTTAATATTGGTTCATTGTTTTTATTGTTTCTCTAGGTGGTGTATTCATTTCTATTATTTTCATAGTCTGTCTATCTAATTTAAAGAAACTAGTTCTAATTGTACCATTTCTGGATTTTAAGAAATGAAATACTAAAGTATCAGGATCATCAATAATGAATTTTTCAGGTCCATACTTTCTTATTTTTCTTATAGAAGGTTTATTTATACCCATTACAATATCTGCATGCTGCAATAAAGCATCTGAACCATATATATCAGAATCTAATATATAATTGCCATATGTACCTTCTATTTGCCGTTTAGGGTCATCAATATTTCTATTTAATTGACTTAATACTACAAAAGCAACAGGGTATTTCTTTTTCATCATAGTCAATGCTTCCCCTAATGCACCTAACATTCCAAATTTATCTTTTTGTCCAAAATCAATTGCAAATAAAGCTGAATGATCTATTGTAACTAACATATTATTATAAGTACCATCACTTTTCTTATGTCTTTCAAGTTCATAATGAATTGAAGCACACATTTCTTTAACAGTACATACATCATAAATTACATTTATAATATCATTCTTAGATGTTTCATGATAATATTCCACACACTTTTTAAACAGGTTTTTATCTACCAATTTACCATCTTTACTCATTAACGTATTATAATCAGAACCAGTAATCAGACTAAATTTTCTTATAGCACTAGTTTCATCTACCATTTCCATTTGGAATTTAAGAACTCTAAATACTTGATTAGCATTTCTCTCAACGATATCAGAAACTAATTGGTCTAAGAAAAGTGTTTTACCAGTACCAGGTCTTGCACCCACTACTGTAATTGTTTTCCATTCAAGTCCATCACAAAAAGCATCATTAAATTTAGGCCAAGAACTAATAAGAGCAGGTAATTTACCCTCTCTTCTTGCTTTAATCTTAATAAGACCTTTTTCTAAACTTTCTCTTTCACTAACTGGTAATAAGTGTCTTGCACCATCAAAAACTTTTGACATATTATTTTATTTACACAATTAATTCTTTAAATGGATTTTCATCAGTTTCAGGAGTATCATTTAAATACTCACAATATATTGCTAAGTCTGAATCCCATGATTTATCCACATTTTGTTTTCTCAAAAAATATTGAGAATTTCTCATATATTCATAATTTTTAGTTGCATACTCATTTACATATTTCTGTGTTGCTGTAAATATAGTTTGCCAGTTGTAATCATAATTTTCAAAAAACCATCTAAAAGCATTTTCTAAACTTTTAGCAGGTGCTCTGGCATATTTACCAGATGATAGCTTTTTATTAGGGAATATTTTGACATACGCATCTATATTTTGCATAAAATTACTACCCATTAAAGTTTTAGAAGTCTTTTTTTTAGATTTCTTAAAATATCCATCAATTGTGCTTGTAAATATAATGCTTTTGTTAGTTAATTGCAAGTCTGTAGTTATCCATTCTTGACTAATTAATTTTGTGCATTCTAATTTTTTATTTATAATATTAGTAGGAACAATTTTTTCTTTTATACAATATAAAACGTAAAAAGAATTTGGAGTTAGTCCCTCTTTAACCATTAAATTAAATATTTCAGTCATATTTACCATTTTATAGGTTCACCATTAATTTTATTTGTTATAGTAGATATTTTATTAAATAAATTATCATTATCCCAGTTAGAGTTATTATATGCAGCAGAAGCAGGATGTTTAACAAAAAACTTATGATTATTATCATTAGTAAGTTCAGACCAATCTTCAACTTTCTTACCCATATATACGTAAACTAACCCAGTGTTAAAATTATTTAACCAATCTAATAAGTATGCAGTAAATGGTTTCCATATTTCATAGTGACTACCTAGTTTACTTACCTGAACTGTTAAAGCTGTATTAAGCATTAATACACCTTGATTAGACCATCTTTTAAGATCTGGATCAAGACTATCCCATTGACTCTCATCTAACTCTTTAAACATATAATGTAATGATGCTTGTAAATTATCTGTTTTAGAACAGCTAAATGCAATACCATCTGCAATACCTAGTTGAGGATATGGGTCTGGAGTCATAATTATTACTTTAAGTTTGTCATATGGACATTCTTCAAAAGCTCTAAATATATCTTTTATAGGTGGAGTAAACCTTTTATCTATTGTAGTTAAATTCCAAAGATTAGTTAATATATCATCAAAATCTGAACTAAATATAAAAGATTTAAATACTCTATCCCATCCACTAGGTTTTAATTTTTCAAATAATTTAAGTTTAATTTCTTCTAGATTCATTTTTTTCTTATTTTTGTAAAAATTCAATATTATGTTAAAAGTAAAAGAGCTTAAAGAAGATGCAATGATGGACATAAAAGTAAATAGAAGTTTCTATTTAATGGCTAAAGCAGCATCTTATACCATTCTACAAAGTATGGGTATTCAAGAAATGAAAAATGGTGATGAATATTTTAAGAAAATCATAAAAGAAAAATATGAAGATCTTGATGATACTCAACGAGCATTTTATACTATAATTCTTTTACTTGCTGAAATAGAAAAGCAAGCTACTGAGAATAACTTATATGTAGAAAAAGAAATTCTTGAGCCAGATGATGAAGGTTACGTAGAACCTAAAATCTAATTAAGATTCATATTAAAATGAGTCTTACCTATATCAATACAAGCTTGAATAGCAAGTATTAATTCTGTTTTGCTACAATCAGCAAAAGACTTATCTTTAAGTCCAGACTCTTCTTTAATGATATTTTTCATATCTCCAAATGTGTTTCCAGATTCTTCTGCTAATTCTCTAATACACGCATGTACTTTTGCAAGTTGAGCTGTACTTTTATCTGCATTTGCAAGATCTATATACATTTCAACTTTCTGTCCTTCAGGTATTTTATCTATGAATAGTTCATAAGATAACTTGTCTTTAGGACTGTCATAAACTAATTTACCGTCTTTTTTAATAAACTTTCCACTAAACATTATTTAATATTAAATAAATTATTGTAATAACATTTAAGATTAAACTTATACATGCTAATTTATAAGCTTTTCTAGATTTTTTACTTGATCCCATATCTATTTATTATTTGTTTTTGTTAAACTAAGGATTTCTTTTTTAGAAAGTTTTAAATCTTTAATATCTAATTTAAACAGTTTAGAATAATCTTCATTATAAGAAGCTAATATGTATTTACCAGCTATATCAATTGATTTGACATAAAGTTTTTTTTCATTATAAGTTACTACCATATCTATTTATCTTTTAATGTTCTTTTATAATATATGTATGCCATTATTACAAAGGCTAATGCCCAACTAAATAATATCATTCTTTCTGGCCCATTCATATTTTTATTTTAATTGATTAACTCTTTCTTCTGCAAATTCAATGATATCATTAATTATATCATTAGCTATTGTTTGATTATTATCATATAATGAAGTTACTTGTTGTACTAATGATTTTTGTAACTCTTTATCAAATGCTTTTGCAGTTCCTTTTAATATTTGCCTGTAATCTGTTGTTTCTTTAAGCTCATCTAAACACTCTTGAAATATTTGAGTGCTAATAAGCATAAGTACTTTGACTTCTAGTAGTTTTTGTTTTTCCATTTACTTTGTTAATACATAAATCATATAGCATACTGCAGCTACTCCTAGTAGGAACTTAAGCATTAAAAATCCATTGCTTTCTTCTTGTTCTGGCTTTTCTATTTCTTCTTTCATAACTTTAATTTTTATTAATTCAAATAATCAACATAAGGACTTTCTCCTGCTGATTTTAACTTTGCTATTTCTTTATCTTTTTCTATAATCATATCTGCTAACATCTTGTTCTGTGCTATTACATCATCTGCTATAGCACAATTAGCTTTAAGACTTTCTAGTACTTCTACTTGTCTTGCAGTTGCTCCGTGAAATATCACATGTCCAAACTCTGGATGCTTTACTTTTATTTCATTTCTTTTATCTTCACTCATAAGGCTCTATTATATAAATTTCTACTTCTCCAAGTACATCACCATTGCTATCAGTAAGTGTTACATACTTAGACCTTTCTTTAGTATGCTCTGTTTTAGTAAGCATTAAGTCTTCTATCCCATATCTATAAATGGGTTCTTCATTTTCATCCATTTCTTTTTCATTTTTAATTAAGTTATACATCCAGTCCCATTCTTTGCCACTGTTAATCATCTTTGTTTGGGTTTAATAGTTTACCTTCTCTATCTACTTGGATTTCATACTTATCATAGATAGCTTGTATTTCTTTATTGCATTCATCAAACTGCTCTTTAGATACATTACCTATAATACTCCACTTGATAAAATATTTCTTTTTAATTTCAGATATTTTTTCTTCTGCTAGTTGCATTATTTTAAACCAAGTATCTCTTTTATCTGCCCAATGGCTATAATCTCTTTTACTCATCTTTGTTTTGGTTTAAATATTTTTGATAAATTTTATCTTTTTTTTCTTTGGTTAACTGACTAAAGTTTTTATCTAAGTATTCTACAAATGCTATTGCATTTTTCTTTGACTGTATTACGTGCAACATTTGGAGGGCATACACAACATCTTTTTCACTCATCTTTGT